TTGAAGATGCACGTCACGCACTGCGTAGGATTGAAGGAAAAACTGGTAAATACAGACCTGCCGACAAATCTTTTATAGTGGAGAATGATAGACCACGCAACCCATTCAAGTTGCCAAAGTCGTATGCGAAAGGTCGTAAGCACATTGACATTAAAGGAAAAAAAATTCTCATCTTATCGGACATTCACATTCCTTACCACGATATCGATGCATTGTCAACAGCCATCCAGTGTGGTATTGATGAGGGTGTTGATACGGTTGTATTAAATGGCGATGCATTGGACTGCCATATGATAAGCGACTTTGTGAAAGATCCAAAGAAACGCAAATTCAAAGATGAACTTTACGCAATGCGAACTTTCATTTATGAATTAAGGCAGACTTTTCCGGATGCTGAAATTATCTACAAAGAAGGCAACCACGAAGAACGCTACTGGCGTTATATGCGTGTCAAAGCACCCGAACTTTTTGATATAGATGCATTTGATTTCGCAAGTCTTTGTCATCTTGATAAGCACAACGTGCAGTGGATAGAAGGAAAGAACAAGCTGAACGTTGGAGGTCTATCCATCTTTCACGGCCACGAATTTGGAAAGCAATTTATGCCGTCTGTAAACGTTGCACGTGGGTTGTTCTTAAAGACAAAAGCAAACGCAATGTGTGGGCATCATCATCAAACGGCTGAACACACCGAGCGCGATGTTAACGGGAAAGTTATCACGTGTTGGGGTGTGGGGTGTTTATCCGAGTTGTCCCCGGACTATAACCCATACTCAAAGTACAATCACGGATTCGCTATAATAACCAGAGGAAATGGAAAAGAATTTCACGTTAAAAACTATCGTATCAATCAAGGCAATATCTATTAGTATTGGTATTGCAATTGGTGTGCTGATATGTGAAAAAAACTATAAACCAATTACAAAATCGGTTTATCATAACGATACCATAGTTGTATTGAAGGCTCGAATTGATACCTTGAAAGTTGAACGCATTAAATTAAAAACGATATATGAAAAGGATATTGATACTATCTATGTTATGGATTCTACTGCCATTGATAGCGCATACGCAAAAGCTATCCAAAGACTCATCGAACTGGAAGGAGCTGGATTCTTTGCGAACTGAAAGACGATTGGTTGTGTTGGGTGTGCGTTCACTTGATTACTATATTGATGTGAATTCTAATTTACGTTTGGAGAATCAGTCACTAACTAAGATGAACGCTATGAACGTAGCATATATCGAACAATTAGAGGGATTAAATGAGGCATTAAGTGAGGAATTAAATGAGGGATTAAGAGCAAAAAAAAAGTGGCGCAATGCCACTCTTTTAATATCAGGTGCGAATGTCATTTTTTTGACATCATTCGTTTTAAGTAGATAGCAAAATCAAGAGCCTCCTCATAAGCGTGTTGCATCCATTCACGTTCGGATAGATTTGCCTTATCCACCGTTGTGCCATACTTCATTCGTCCCATTTTTTCGCGTGAGATTAGATCACTAATAACCTCTTTATAGATGTCCGACTGGCAGTTGTCAAAGTCGTGGGTTATATTCATATTTTAACTTGTAATTTGGGTTGTGTTTCTTGTTGTGTGCGTATGTACTCAGTCAATTCAGGTAACATCCAGTAGCCATATTCCGCCAAAAGTGATGTAAATTCAGACATTTGGCGAGTTATATCTGGAAGCATTGCACCGTCTGCATCCCAAAGCGCAGTAATTGTCTTGCCGTGTTCACGCTGAATAGACTCATTCAGTCTCTTTAGTAGCATCTTTGTTTGGTGGTTGTAAAACCATTTGATGTCTTCGCACTCATCACCTGCATAGATGGATGCCTGAAGCCACATAAGTAGGTTAAGCACCTTGATTTTTTCTAACTCATCCTGAGTAATTTCAGTTTTCATTTTATTTCGTTTTAGTGATGTCCTTCAGTTGTTTATAGATGGACTTGGCCGTTGTTCCCCAGTACATATCGCACTCATCATTTTTGATTGGAGGCTCAACAAAGTATGCTTGATAAAACTCATCTTCCTTTGCTGTGTATCTGTAGCAATTTTGCTTGATTGGGCAATTAGTACCCTTACATTTTGTGATGTCTGCCATAGTTATTTATTTTTATTAGTTGCGTATATTCCGATGTTATAGCCAATACTACTTTTCGTCATCGAATAAAGTTTGTTGAGAAAAAGAATTTAAAAAATCTCCCACCCTTTTTAAAGACAAATTATAATACTGTTCTTCTTTTTCAATCATTATCCAATCTCTTTTAGTTTCGATACAAGCAATAGCAGTTGTTGAACTACCTGCAAATGGGTCTAAAATAACATCACCTTTTAATGAATAAAATTCAACTAATGGTTTAACCAAATCCAAAGGAAAAGGTGCAGGATGTTCTTTATCTTTTTTCCCATTCATTCGCCATATATCAGAACGAAATTTTTTCAAATATTCTACATCTAAAACATTTTCAATTTGCAGTTCCTTTGATACACTTTTCTTCTTCCCTTTTCTAAAAACTAAAATATGTTCTGTTATTTGATTGGGTGTATAACATTTTGAATAAGGGTGTGTAACCGATACTCCAAACCTATTTGAATAACCATCAGGTTTTTCCCATATAATATCTTCTCTAAATGTCAATCCCTTTGACCACATCATATTCCCTATATTTAAATGAATAGGGTAAACACCAATAGTTTGTTTTGCTGGATAACTATTAACAGTCATTTGGCTTACATTGTAAATAATAAAACCACCATCTACACATATTCTTATTGCTTCATCAATAACCTTTTCGTGAAATAGTAAATAATCATCATAAGTTATTTTATTTTCCCACATAGGCGCACCGTAATACTCAGGTGATGTTACTATTAAATTTATACTTTTATCAGGTATTTGTTTCATTACTTCCAAACAATCTCCGTGATATATTTTATTTCCCACGCTTTTTTTTCTTTTTGTTTAGTTGTTTAATTTTTACAAATGTATAAATAATTTTTAAGCAAATGCGTATTTACCAAAATTCTTTTTGAGTTCATAGAATGCCCTCATCATTATTGCATCCGCAAAGTCGGGAGATATTCCGTGCCTCTTTTTAAGGTCTTCCTTATTGGTCACTCTTAACTTTCCATCACTATCTATTTTCTCTCTGCGTATCATCTCCAATTCTTTGACAATGGTATCTTTGTGAGTGCCTTCAAATGTGATAGCGTTACTACTTATCAATTCTCCTAACTTGAAATAGCAGTCGCATTTCAAATTCATATAATTATCTCGCACCGCCTTTGATCCGTTAAGAAATCCTTTGCACCTGATAAAGTCAACCACTCCCCCACCTATCCCATCTTCGTCAACCAGTACGTTAGAAAGTCTTACGGAGTGATTTTTAATCAGGTCATTGATGGTATCCACAACCTCATTAATTGGTTTGTGTTTCAACACAACAAACTTTTCAGCGTGTAAGTTATTCCACACAATTATCACAGTTCTATCATCACCCATCCGTGCGATGTCGGCAGTGATGAATTTATCTCCCAAAGTTGTTGAAGGTCTGAAGCATCTTAACAAATCATCATATTCATACAACCTATCTTTGGTCTCATCGTAATCCCAATCTCCTTCCAATAATCTTTTGCGGTCAATATCGGGAAGCATCTGTAATGATTCGATATACACTGGTGAGATATGTGGGTTGTCGGTAGGTAGTGCCTGAATGAATCTTCTATCTTTTCTTATTGATCCATTCCTTTGCGCATCAAAGAACTCACGATATAACCAACCTTTGTGTGGGTTGCAGGTCAATAGTCCTTTCGGATTGTCATTGATTAGCTTATAGCGGACACGTGAATTTAAGATATTGATACACTTTTCAGTTACCTCACTGGCTTCATCTACAAAGTAGTCAGTAATCTCAAGCGAACCAAATCTTCCAAAGTCTGGATCTGATGGCATATCTGCTAAATCCATCAAGATAATCTGTGAGCCATTGTACCAATTGATAACGTGGTCTTGACCATTGTACGTGAAATGTTTTCCTGCGATGAGATTATATTTTGTGCAAAGTTCAAAGAATGTAGCGAGTGTGGATAGTCGTAACTTTTTAAGTTCAGCTCTACCAATAAGACCTCGGGTACCTGGGTATTTTAATCTCCTTTTAATTTGCCAGTCGCATCCAAGAAATGACTTTCCAGAACCTGCAGAACCGCCATATAGTAACTGCCTACAATCATTGTCAATGGCAAGATAGGAGAGAGCCTCTTTTTGCTTATCGTGAAATTCAATCATACTAAAATAAAGATATAATAAATGGGTTCAAATCAATTTTCCAAAGGTTAATATCATTACTTGCCTTGAATCCAACGTGATTGATTTTCCCTTTTTCCCAAGTTTCATAATGAACAAACCCAAGTGATTTCCAAAATTTATTGGAATCCAAATCAACACGGCATCTTAAAGTAAAACCTAATCTTCCAAATGTTATACAAAAATCTCTACATACATCAATTAAAGCCTTTCCATAATACAACCTTCGTGCATCATTACGGATTACTATTTGTTGAATTTTGGCATATTTGTAAGATGAAATTGCAGGAGTAATCAATACATATCCAACTGGGTCATTGTTCATTTCAGCAATTAAAACGGTAAAATTTCGTTCACCTCCAAAAACATATTTTTCCCAAACTGATTTTTGAATAAATCCAACTGCATTACTATTCTCCTTTTGCAATTTATCAATAAATAACATGTCTTTTATGGTGCTATTTCTAACAATTAAACCACTACCATCTTGCCATAGTACATTCAAAAGACCAGTAGAGCAATTAAATTTACCTAAATTCATAACCCATCCTTTATCTTTTGTTGCAGGATATGGCTATCCATAATATCGGAATAGATCAGGCGAGACAATTCGCACTGATAGTCATCTTTGAACTTTTGGCGACTCAATTTGTCCAATCTTTTCGCCTTGTAAGCACTGATAGCCTGAGCATCCAATGTCTTTTTGTATGCCATAAATTGCCATTTTTTCCAATCGTCATCGCTCCACATCTCATCCCTAATAATCTTTTTATCATAGAATGTGCGAACCTTCATAGGTGCTAACATCAAGACAAAATCTCTTTTGTTTTCTCTCCATAACCTGATATCCTCATTAAATGTTTCAGTCCAATCAACTGGCTCATCTGTTGTGTTAGATGGCAATTCAATCTTTGCTTTCTTTTTATCAATTGCTAAATTCGTTTTCATTTTGAAATCATTATATGACTTCAGGATATCGGAAAGGAAAGCAACCGACATCATCCCAAAGGACTCTACTCTTTCCCATTCGTTACCAACCGCATTGAGTTGGAAAGCGAGAGCCATCTCTCCAGTTGTGAGATACGGATAATGCGTCTGCATCGTCACGTATAGCAAGTTAGTTTCTTCATCCGATGGAAGATTCTTGATGCCATATAGCACAATACCATATGCAATGGATTGTTTGAAAATGGAGAGCGTTATATCGCAAATGCGAGGCGATTCAAGACTTGTGATGAATGCCTTTTCGTTATGAGTTAACCCACTGTTGTAAGCTATCTCTTTGAATTCTACCAATTGTTTCATTGTGGTTATTTTTAGTTGTTACAAATTTACTTAAATCCCATGCCGACCTTACTGCAGCTTTCCAGTCCTTCATTTTATTTTTGCC